CAACGTGGGTATTGGCGTATCTGCATTACGCTTCAACACCACAGCCTCCTATAACACTGCGGTTGGATACACCTCAGGGTATAGCAACACCACAGGGACAGGTAATGTATTTTTAGGTTTTAGAGCAGGATATGCGGCTACTACAGGGGATTACAACACAATACTAGGTCGCTCTGCGGGGTTGGCATTAACAACGGGTTCTGGTAATACATTTGTTGGTGGATATAACGGATCAAATGGTGGTTCTGGTGAAACAATCACTACAGGCTCCAAAAACACCATCATTGGCACATACAACGGCAACCAAGGCGGCCTAGACATTCGCACATCAAGCAACTACATTGTGCTGTCTGATGGGGATGGGAATCCACGGTATTACAATGCCAATGGGGCGTCCAATGTTTTTATAGGCGAAACTGGTAATTTTGTAGACGCTAGTTACAACAGGGGCACTGGTTCTCAGGTTTATACAGACTTTAGAGTTGGATGGACATCTGCCTCCAGCCCCGGTACTCAAACAGGCTATATTTCAACCAATGGGACAGTTACAGTTTACAACACAACATCTGATTACAGATTAAAAACTGTTGTTGGTGCTGTTACAGGTCAAGGCACACGAATTGATGCACTTGAGCCTATTGAGTACACATGGAATTCAAACGGCTCACGCACTCGTGGATTCTTGGCTCACAAATTTCAAGAAGTTTATGCAGACAGCGTATCAGGAACAAAAGACGCTGTAGACGCAGATGGCAAGCCCGTATACCAAGCAATGCAAGCGGCTACATCTGAAGTCATTGCAGACCTTGTTGCTGAAATTCAATCACTCCGTAAACGCCTCACGGCACTAGAGCAAGCATGACCACCTTTACTACCACCATCACGGCTATGTACACAGTGCAGCAGCCCGACCCCAACTATGTGGTTAATGCCATCTGGAAAGTCACTGGCGTGGACGGACAGTACACTGCTGACATTGATGGCAACACTGTGTTTGACAGCCAGCAACAGTCGGCTTTCATTCCCTATGACCAACTGACGGAAGCCACGGTAATCGGCTGGATTCCTGAATCTCCGATTACAAGCGCACAGCAATGCGTTCAAGGTCAGATCGACAGCATGATTACCCCGCCTGTCAGCCCATCAAACACGCCACTGCCTTGGAATAACCCATGACCACCATATCCAAAGGTGTAGCCACATATCCGTTTAACTGGCAAAATACCCCCATTCAGGAGCTTTAAATGTCCAGCACGTACTCAACGCTTAAATTTGAATTGATTGCCACAGGCGAGCAGTCCGGCCTGTGGGGGGCGACTACCGACATCAACATTGGTACAGCCATCCAACAAGCCATCGTGGGTATGGCTACGCTTACCTCTGCGGACTTCACGGCCAACGTAGCAGCACTTACCGCAGCCGATACCAACGCAGCGCAGAACTTTCGGGCACTGTGTTTAAACATCTCAGCGGGTTCGGTATCCGCAGCAGGCACAATCACTGTCCCCGCCATTCAGAAACCCTACATCGTTATCAACGGATCATCCTACGACATTACAGTCAAGGTTTCTGGTCAGACAGGTGTTGTAGTTCCCACTGGTAAACGCTCAGTCGTTTACAACAACGGCACAGACGTAGGCCAGCAGATTGACTTCCTGACAGGGTTAACCCTTGGAACAGCCTTGGCTGTAACCTCTGGCGGTACTGGATCGACTACGGCTGGCGGCGCTCGGACAAGCCTTGGGGTTCCTGCCAATGACGGTACAGGCGCTACGGGTACGTGGAACATCAGTATTAGCGGAAATGCAGTAACAGCGACTACAGCCACCACTGCAACAACCGCTACAACAGCCACTACAGCGACTACAGCCAATGCAACCAATACGGCCAACAACTTCCAAATGAATTCTTTGGGTGTTGGTACAGCGGGTTCTGGCACGGCAGGCGAGATTCGCGCAACCAACAACGTGACTGCATACTATTCTGATGACCGATTAAAAACCCGTTTGGGGCTAATTGAAAACGCTCTTGATAAAGTAAAAACACTCGACAGTTTTTATTACGAAGCCAATGAAACAGCGCAGGCTTTGGGTTATGAGCCTATTCGTGAGGTTGGCATCTCCGCGCAACAAGTTCAAGCTATCATGCCTGAAGTGGTTGCTCCAGCCCCAATTGATGATAAATACCTGACTGTTCGTTATGAACGTCTTGTGCCATTATTGTTGGCCGCAATTAAAGAACTTGAAGCCCGGTTAGCCATCCTTGAGGAACAAGCATGACGATGAATTCAACTGGACCAATCAGCCTTGGCGGGTCAACCGTTGGGCAGTCCATCAACTTGGAAATTCTGCAATCAGCCACAGCATCGGTGTCTTTGAACACTTCGGCTGTCCGTGCGCTTGCAGTCGTTCCAACTGGAGCCATTAGCATAGGGAATGTGTACGGAAAAACCTATACTCGGTACGGAACAGCCACAGGGTCATTCAACCGCAGCACAGCAACAGCGACTATTACAGTTAGTGCGGGGCAACCCAACGCTGCGTTTTACATTTACGCTTACTATACAACCTCTGGGCAAGCATACCCCGGCTACATTGCGCCAGACCCGGTTAACTATCCGGGCAGGGCATACGGGTATTTAGATTCAAACGGCAATTACAACCACGATTTTGTTGTTGGGTTTAGCGATCCGTATTGGTATCCGGGGCCGTACACAAATTACTATTACATATACCAAGGTTCTATTGGCCCTTACGCAAATGGAACCCAAATTGGCAACTTGGCACTTTCATCATGAGCGATTTAAACTATACCTACCAAGTAGCCAGCTACGACGCTGGTACACAGATCGCCACCACGGTGTACACGCCAAGCATTGATACGCTGCCAACTATTACATTGCCTGTGACAATAACGCCAGATATGTCTACAACAGATATGCAGGTTGCTATTTCACAACAAGCCCCGTACCCAACATGGTGGGAGATTGATCCATCAACCAAACCTCCAGCAATAACTGGCCCGTACATTTTTATTCCAGCTTAGTTGGTGGTTAAATTGAAAATACAGTATGGACTTTGTTGTCGTGATAATGCTGATGGCAAATCCAGAATATGTATGCGTTCGTTGGGCTTGGGCAGGTGATGTATATCACAGGATAGTGTGGTGTCTTGAGTGGAAAAGGGTTGAGAAAAAATGATCGACCCAATTACTATTGGCGCTGCGTTTGCGATAGCCAAGAGCACGATTGCAGGGGTCAAAGAAGCAATCAAGCTCGGTAAAGATATTAAAGAGTGCAGTGGCGATCTGATTAAGTTTTTTGAAATGCATGACACCGTTGAAAGGGGTGCAAATCAAGCCAAAGCTAAAGCGTCAAACTCAGAGATGGCGCAGGCGCTTGAATCTGTAATGCAAGCCAAATTTCTTAGGGATGCCAGAACTAAACTTAAAGAACAGTTGATTTGGTCGGGCCAAGGTGATGTGTGGGAAGCGATCCAAGCCGAGTACAACATGATTGTGGCTAACCGTAAGCGGGAAGAGCGTGCGGCGGAGGCCAAAGCTAAGCTAAAACGGGAGAATTTGGCAGAAACGGTAAACATCCTGTTGATTGGGTTTGCTTCTATTCTTGCAGCGGGATTTGTTGGTTGGGGTACGTTTGCATTTGTTATGTACAAATTAAGGAACTGATATGAATTGGGCAGATGTAATGAAGGCGGTGATCCCCATTGTGGTGGCATCACTTGCGTGGCTCCTTGGCGAAGTATCTTCTTTCAACACTCGGTTGACCAAGATTGAAGGTTCCATGCCTGCGCTGATTACATCCCAAGGCGTACCCACAGACAGTCCATTGTCGGCTGAAGCTCGGCACAAACTAAAGGAAGAAATCTACAAAGAGATTAACAGTTTGTTTGTTAAAGTAACCCTGCTCGAAGAGCGCCAAAAAGGAAAATGATATGGATTGGTTAAAAACGATTGCGCCCACCATAGCCACTGCGCTGGGTGGCCCTCTTGCTGGCCTCGCTATTGAGGCGGTGTCAAAAGCCATCGGCATTGATCCCAAAGACGTTCAGTCCACAATCAGCGAGGGCAAGTTATCTTCTGACCAGATCATGCTCTTGAAGCAGGCCGAGATTGACATGGCTGCACGGGCGCAGGAGATGGGGCTGGACTTTGCTAAGTTAAACGTAGAAGACAGGAAGTCTGCGCGTGAGATGCAGGCTGAAACCCGTTCGTA